GCCTCAATGTGAAAACGGTCGTGTGCGGAAATGAAGACCCAGCCACCCTTGTACGGAACAAGCAAAGGACGACCCGGCAAACACTCTGGGATGGAAGGCATAGCACCTCTTGTCAATGAGCCGAGGGATAATTCCCTCACAGACGGGAGGAACTATGCGCAAGGCGTGTTGCATTCCCCCCGCGTGTCGGGGAATTATTAAGTCCGTCCGCCGAAGATATTGATTCCGCCTGCGCGGAAGCGACCGTAGAGGGCCACCGCGGCGCCGATAATCTGGCCGAACACGAGGACAAAATTAGTGAGCTGGTCGTTCGCTATTTCGACTCCGGCGGACTTGAGGATGCCAGACAGGAGCAAAACGAGAACGCCTACGTACGTGAGCGACATTTTTGTTGAAGTGTATTTGCGACCTTTATATAAAATCCTTGAGTTTCGCGTCCGGGAGTTTGCCTATTTTCGCGGCGACGAATTGGGCATAGAGAAACGGCAGGTTGTCGTCTGCAACTGGGGCGTAGGATTCGCAGAACGACCGAATCGAGCAATTATGGTACTTAGCCAATTTATCAAGCGAAGCATCTTTTATGAATGCACACAAGGCGGAGAATCCGGTTTCGTAAGAGGGGAAGATGCAGAAATTATCGTTGTCCCTGCCGATCGCGCCGAGGGATATGGTATAGGCCGTTCTTTTCAGGTTGCCCGGATTGAGATTTCTGAACGAACGGCTGCCCGCATACCATCCCTCGTATTCTTGTATCGCGTGAGCGAACTTGTCGAGAAGCGTGGAAGCTACGAGGGGGGAAGGTGGAGCTGGTTCAACGGGCTTCGCGGGCGGCGGAATCTCCTCGTCTATTGGTACGACGGGTTTTTTAGCGTTCCGATTCACAAGAAACGCAAAGAGCGAAACGAGCTGCGCGAGTTTCTGAACGAGTTGACGGATTATATTGATGTCGGTATTCGGCCCGATCTGGTATCTCTTTATCTGCTGGAACTTCGCGTCCCATTCTACTTTCTTGATTTCCTTCAGGTAGGAATCGAATACGAGCCAGTATTCACCGTCCACATAATCGTATAAACAAACCCAGTGGTTCGGGGGAACTCCTTTCGGGAAATAGTAAAACCCATTACGCTCAAACCACGCGACCACAGAAACGCCTAACGGAGAATACTTTAGAGCTTCTTTGATGGTTTCAGGCGAATCTCCATACACCCATTCGTGGCCGATTTTGTATTCGTCAAGGAAATTCTGCCCCTCATCAATATACGCCTGGAGCATCGGATCAGGAGAATAGAACTCATCATAGGTCATAATTGAATCGTCAAACGGGAGCAGAGAATCGCGGATAAGCCCTTTTTTCCGCATTGTCTCAACTGCTGTTTGCGGCGAGCCGCCTTCCGTGCCCTTGAGTCCCATAAGAATGGCATTGTAGCGTTCAGACCAGTTTTTCGTATCTCCATACAGTCGTTTCCATAAAAATTGAAGTGCGGTTTCTGTGCCGAAAATTGTGCACGCATAGGTCTCAATATCGTTTTGTTTTTGGAACTCTGGGAGTGGAGAATAGCTTGCCCAATGACCGTCAGTGAGCGGAGCACCTTTAAGTTTCGTCTTTCCGGCGAAGATATAATCTGCGGTTAAAATGTCGTCGGGTACGAACCCGAAATTTTGAAGCTCGTTCATTTATTTGCATTTCGCCCCCACCTTCTCGCAGATGATGGCGACATTCACGTTCATCCGACTTATTTCCGCTATGAGCGCGGTCTGTTCGGTTTTGAGACGCCCGATTTGCGCGTCCAGAACGTCGTCAGCTTTTTGGAACGCCCTGACCATATCCGTAACATACTTCCCGCCTATTGTAACCGTAAGCATAAGAGACACCCCCGCAAGCCATTTCCAGCTTACTTTGCTTCCGTTGCCCTGATTTGTTTGTTGTCCGTAGTTCATTCCGCGCTATTTCAATGATTTTGCCTGTTTAATCCGGCAGAAGTAGCAGGACTTATTCTTGTTCCTCTGGTGGTGTATTTTGCAAACCACGATTTTATGTTTCTTCATAGGCGTATTACTCGCTCACGATAACCGCAACTCTTCTCTTCGCGGGAACCTCCGCTGGTTCGCCTCCTGCGGCTTCTTTGAATGAGATGCCCGCAATAGCATACACTCCGCTCTGGCTGTAATTGTGGGTGTGGGTTTCGTTCCCGCTTCCTGCTGGCTGGCTGTAGCAACTTATCGAGGTATTGGCTCCGCCGTCGGCGTTCTGAAGTTCAGTGCAACCTGTCGTGCTGGGATTCCCCACGGCGTTCGCCTCCGAAGCGGATCCGCTCATCACCAGCTCGTTCGCGTTGGCTTGGGTGACGACGATTGCGGGATTTTGCGAAGTTCCCGTTGCCACCGAGGTGTCGTCAACGCTTATGGCGTTGGTCGCGTCCGCCCACGCCACGACGATGTGGGTGGTGTGTATCCGCGAGATGCCGTAGGTTAGATTTATGCTGTATGTCCCGTTGTCGGCAGGGTTCACAAGAGTAAAAATGGACACTCGTTTGGCGCTATTTCCATTAACATCATCCACGCTTTCGGTCATCGCCACGCCGTTCCACGTGACTCCGGCGTTTGTCTGGTCTGGTAAACCGACAATTTCGTTCAACACCAGCACTACTCCGATACTATTGGCTCCGAGGTCGGGGATGGTAGACGACACATTGTCCGAAGCCGAGGTTACTGCGTTGAACAACTGCTCGGTCGAGGAAACATTCGCAAACGTCGCAAGAACCGTGTAGGCGGGAACAAACAACAGGGAAGCCGCGAGCAGGATTGCGAGGCCGGAGAAAACGCAGGTTGTGAGCCGTTTTTTAATCATTTATCCGCGTGAAAATATAGATTGCGGGCATCTGCGACGTGCCTGCGACTGCCGTTGTCGAGGCAATCACGAAATCCCCCGCCGCGAGGGTGGACGTGTTGAACGAGGTTATTGTCGTCCCGCCCGTGCCGCAGGCCGTGGAAGTCGTGATGAGCGTTCCCACCGCATACGAACCGAGCGAACTTCCTTTGTAAATATCAAACGTCGAAGTGCCGGAATACGCATCGCAGGAAATCTGTAAAATGGTTTGCGCCTTGTTCACGCGGTGCCGGACATACTGGTCGCCGTTCGTGGTGGTGGCGTAGCTTTGAAACAGCGTGAACGATGAGGACGCCACTTCGGGGTCTACGTGCAGTGTGTTTCCCGAAAGCGAGAGATAGTTTCCGTCAAGCGTGGAAGTATTATATTTGTTTCCGCTTCCGTCGTAGAGATTGGGGAACGAGCCGTATCCCGTGCCGGAGATGTTCGTCCCTGATGCGTTCGTGAAGTTGAGCGTAGGGAATGTTCCGTATCCCGAAACCGAACTATTGGTGCCCGATGAGTTGGTGAATGAGAGCGTCGGGAACGTCCCGTAGCCGGTGACGGAAATGTTCGTGGACGAAACGTTCGTCAATTCGCCCCGCGCGCTCTGAAGATAGGTCGTGGCGTTCAACGCCGAGCCGGAGGCGTTGGTGAAGTTAAGAGTAGGAAAGAGGCCATAACCGGAGACGCTGATGTTCGTGGAAGATACGTTCGTGATATTACCGCTCCCGCCCTGTAAATATCCGGTGGCAGAAAGGTTGGTGCCTGATGCATTGGTAAAAGCGAGCGTGGCGATGGTGCCGGAAGGCGTACGGACTTCCGTTGAAGAAGCTATGCCGTAGACGTGCAAGAATCCTGCGGAGTATTGCGCGGTAGAAGTGCCGCTCAATTTCCCGTCCGATGTCCAATAGGGGAGATGGTTTGCGCTCACCGCAGAAGAAGTTGAGACCGTGCCGCTTCCGCCCGCGCCTTGGGAGGAACAGAGCACGGTTCCTGTCGCCGAGATGGAAACTACTTGGTCGCTCCCGCCGCACGCACTCCCTCCGTATTCCCCGAACAGCCCCGCACTATTCGCAAGGATCAAAGCGTCAGTTGTTCCGGTATCCACCATTGAAGCGGCTTGCAAGTACCCTGACGCGGTAAGGTTAGTACCTGATGCGGAGGTGAACGCTATAACGGGAATGGTTTGAAGCCCGCTCCACGTCTGGGTGGCGTTCGTGATGGCTATTGAACTCGTTCCCCCTGAAACAGGAACAAGGTTGGGAAGCTCGAAAAGACGAGTTTCGTTAAGGTTACCAAGGTGTAATTGCGCCGCTCCACCGGATGGCCGCGTGAACTCGATTGTTTGAGCATCAAATCCTGAAATCGAAGCCCAATCTCCAAGCCCAGATGCGCTCTCAAAATATATCGCATTCCCCTGAATAATGTTTAGGTTGACTGGCTCTAAATCACCGCCAACTATGCTCAATGTTCCGTCTCCCGTAATCGTGGTCGTCCCTCCACCTTGAATAATAAGCGGGCCTGCGGAAAGGGTGAGTGCAGGAGCTTGGAGCAATCCCGTGGAGCTTGCAAAGGTAAATGTCGAACTCCCCGAAATAGTCGAGGGGTCGAGGTAGTAGGCCACTCTGGTCGCCGCAGAGCCGGTGGAAGACGCTACGCCGCCGCCTGAACTGGTCGAGGTCACGTACCTGTTCCCTGAAGCGTCGTAAAGAACCGCAATCGTGCCTGACGGCGTGCGGAGCTGGGAAGATGATGCGATATTCGCTATCTCGAAAATTGCCGCAGTCCACGGGCCACCCGAGGCATAGGTCGTATATCCCGTATTGTTCGTCCACTGGGAGATGTTGGCCGACGTAAAATTCGCCACTCCCAATCCGGTTGAAGTCGTGAGAACCGCTACGCCGTTCTGCGTAATCGTGCCTGACGCGTTGAACGCTCCGCCTTGAAACAGGTCTGCGCCGCCGAAAAAGAGCGTATTCGTGGCGATGGTGGAAGGCCCAGACCACACCGCCACATAGTTCGCGGTTCCCGTTCCGTTCACTCCGCCCGAACCCGAGCCAGTGTTCGTGATGGTGATGATTCCAAGGCCTCCGACGCCGGTGGAGGAAACGACTTGGATGCCCGAACCGGCCTCAAAGGAAAAAGTGGAGGTTTGAATATCGTTAATAGTAATGGCGCCGCCACCCTCGTCGGCCGAACAACTGAATACTCTTGTAGAAGAATTAAATAAAAGTTTGTTTGAACCCGTACAGTCGGGGATCGCCGTAAGAACATAAATCTTGTTTGTATTCCCTATCAAGATTTGATTGTTTGACGGAGTGCTTGTAGTGCCAGTTCCTCCCTGCTCTGGGAATACGGGCTGGAATTGAGCTGAAGTCGTAAAGTAATGGACTCCGCTTAAAATAACTGCTGTCAGAAAAAATCCGATTAGCTTTTTCACGGCTTGAATGTCAAAGCATAAAACGCCCATCCCGACCTCGGAGCGGGCACTGAATTGTCCAAAGTAAGAGTTACGCCGCTTACCGTAAGCTGATCGCTTGGCGAAAGCCACAAACCGTTCATAAACACGAACAAGTCGGCTCCCTGCCGGGGAGCTTCGGAAAGATAAAACTCCCTGTTAGAACCGTCTTGCGTTCCAGTAATGGTGAGCACCTTAAAATATGCGTTTGAACGCCGGGGCACGAGCGAATAATTCCTTTGCGGAGCATAGGTTTTAACAAGTTCGGGCAGTTTTTTGTCAACTTCCGCGAGAATCTCCGCAAGTGTCGGCGCGTCTTGGCCGTCTTTCCCATCCACGTAATCAACGCCTTTCTTTGGCGTATATCCGTCTTTCGGCTTCGGAACCGCACGTATAATTTCGGCAAGTGTCGGCGCGTTTCTTCCGGGCTCTCCTTTGCCGCCAGGGATTGGATCTGGAATAAAAGACGGGATTTTTGCAAGAATATCCTGTGTGATTATCTTTGTCATTTCGGGTAGTTTTTGTTCCAACAAATCGGCGATGATCCCCTTAATTATATTATTTCTTTCCTTCTGGGACAATTCATCCCGATCCAAAATCGCAAGTAAAACCTCCCGCACATCGGATTTTTTCTCTATCATTGTTAATGCTTCAGAAAGGGTTTTTAGCATTGGTCGGGAAATGTTTTTATTTAATCGGGTATCGCCCTTTCATTTTTCAATTCCTGCATTCTCCCCACGATTATTTTACCAAACTTTTGACGTTTTATCTCGTCATCACTTTTCTCTACTACATCAAGAAGTTTTTGTAATTCCTCTAAGTTCTCCGACTTTTGTATGAATTGTTCGGCTTCTTTATCGTCTACCGTTGAAATATCTTTGATGACTTCGGAAATAAGCGGGGCAAGAATGGACGCTCCTACGGCGGTTGTGCCCACACCTATTGCGGTTTTTGCGCTAATATGGCCCGATGTATCCTTATTGACATCTTTTCCTTTTGGGAGTATGCTTGTATCGAGGTTCTGATCTTCTTTAAGAGCAGAAAATTCGGGTCGGCTGCCAGCGTCCCTTTTGGGATATGCAGATGGAGAAACCGAGCCACGTGGCTCCCCCGTCCTCCAGAGAAGGTCAAATCCATCCAAATACTTTGTATCAGTAGGAAAAGCGGTAACGATTAAGTTGCCGTCTTTTTCTATTATTTCCATACTAATTGCATAGGGTCGCCCGCCCTTACTATTTTTAATTGACTTAGAAATAATAAATCTGTTTTCCAATACTCCCTGGCGCAATTCATCAGGATTTTTAAGAATATCGGGGAGCTGATCCAGTATGGCTTTTCCTTCCGTTCCTTTGTCCGCGAGATGTTTAAGAGATCGGCGGGTAAATATCACTCGCCCATTTTTCGTGCCCATCAACTCAAGAACTTCCGGGGTGATCTTATACGGAGTTTCCACGAGAGAAAACGGATTTTCAATAATGCTTTTACGAGGAAGTTTTTGAAATTCGGAGAATGTTTTGTCAAGCTCTTCTCTAAAAAATGTATCTGCTAATCCATCAATTTTTGCCACAGCGTCTTTTTCGTTAATCGCTCCAGTCATTAAATCATTTCCTATTGCAATCGCCTTTGCTTGTGTTTTCCCTTGTGATTTTGAAATACGTTGCATAAGTTTTTTTACCATTATCAAGTCGTCTCCTTTCATCGGTGTAATCGCGGCGACCAAAAATCCAGCATAGGGTGCAAGTTTCTGCACTAAAGGATTATCAGATTTTTTCATTTCTTCTTCTGTTGCGGTGGCAGGAAGGTTCAGAACTTCCATAATTGCCCCGTGCCGCGCCCTTCATTCCTTCCACAAGTTTTCCTGCACCTTCTTCGCGTTGTAATTCCTCCGGCGTTTTCTCTCTCGTAAGTGGCGTTTTCCCGGTTGCGATGTCTTTAAGTTGCCCGCCAAATTCGGTAAACACGTTATCCACAAATAAATTCATCGCCTCCTTAATGTGCTCCGGCTTCTTGCCTTGACTTTGCAAAGATTTTATTTCGTCTTGAATGGCTGTTTTCCTTAAATTCTGGTCTTTCTGTTCGGGAGTTTCTTTGGGTGGTTGTTCTTTTTGAGGCGCGAAAGGAACGGTGGAAGTTTTATTTTGGAACGGACGCGGGGGAAGTTGTGAAATCTGGCCGGTTTTAATGTTCAAGACATTTTCGTTCTCTTCTATAAGCCGTATTCTTCCGTTATCAAAAATGGTTTTGGGCATCACTTTATATTATATCTATCAAAAATTTTCTCTGTTTCCTCTCCCCTTATTTTATCTAATTCTTTGGATCGTTCATCATTATCCAGTTTTCTCCAGCGAGAAGATTTTTGAATTTTATCTGCCCGTTCGTTAAATTTTTCCGTAACCATTTTCAACGCCCGATTATAAGTTTCGGTATCAACTTTATTTTTCAACGCCTCCCATCGTTTACCATACCCCCGCATAGTAGTTTCTACCGTTGAAATACCCAAAACTTCCGCGATCATTGCGAGTAAAATATCGTCATTTCCCTTTTTCAATTCATCAACAAACATTTCTGCGGAAATAGGGGTAATAAGTCCAATAGTTGAATTAACAAAACTTGGTTTCTCTCCTTGAAAATTCTGTCCTTTCCAAATATCTCTTAACATTCCAACAGACGGGGATAGTTTCCCCTCAAAAAACTGTTCAAATGTATCCAACGCAGTTTGCTCTCCGAAGTTTCCTGAACTCATTTTAGTCCATTTGCCCGTAGCGCTTTTCGTCCAAAAACCCCATTCCCCATTATGACGAGTTGGCACGATACGCGATCCAAGTGTAAGAAGCCCCCTCATTCCTCCTGTTACATCGTAGCAATGATTTTTATAACAAATTTGTCCCGCTCTCGAACTTCTTGGGTCCCACTGAACATCAAATCCAAGTATATCGGCTATCGCTAACAATCCCGTAATACTCATAGCAATTCTTAATGTAGATTTTGCGGATGTTATTCTGGCTTCTCTAGTGAATGTTTTATCAAAAAGATGTGCTGTTAAAGTATCAAAATTTGATTTCAAGAATTTTACTGAGAACATAAGCACATTGATTTCTTTTCCTATCGCACCCAACCGTCCCAACTCTCCTCTGCCCGTCAAAGAAGTAACGAGTTTTCCGTGAGCAGTTGCTTGTTTCGGATCGAGCATATCAATACCATTCCTTTCTCCATTTTTTATTACCGCATCGGCGAGCTTTTTTCTCATAAACAAAGCACTCCCGCTAAATGCAGATTCTGCGGCTTTGAAAACCCTGCCCACAACAGGAATCCTTTCTGGTAACGAAGTTGGAAATACTTCTTCGTGCAAGACGCCCAACCCATAGCCATTTTTAGCCGCTTTATATTTTCCATTCAAAGCATTCTCCGATGAGAAAATATAAGCGCGAAGCGAACGCATTACCGCATCGTTTCTTGATTCAAACCAACCCTCTGATTTGGAGAATAATTCTTTCCCCAATATCTCAAAAGATTTCTTAACCGTTTCTCCCCAAATACGATAATCTCCGCGTAAAAATGTCTTTATGCCTTGTCTCCCAAGAAAACTATTGTCTAATGTAGCAACCAACGACTTGGTAACTCCTGCAATATCACCAATGTTACGCCATAAATTTTTCGGTAAAAACCTTTCTTTAAGTTTTATGTTTTCTGCGGCGAGTTTTCGTTCTCCTATAAATTGCTTAAAATCATCAAGTGCATACCCATATGACATTCGTTCAATACTTCCGTCAAGAGAATTTTCCGGTATTTTTGATTTGAAGTCATCAACTTTAGTTTTCATTTCTAATAGTGTTTTAGCTTCAATTTCAGAAACCCTGATACCCAATTTCAGTTCCGCTAAATCATCCATAAATCTTCCCGATTCGTCTGCACTAAGAAACTTTTTGTTATTTTCAACTTTCTTTAGCATGTCTTGGCGAATAGGGTCGGTAAAAGACGTGGTTCTTTTGATCCAATTCACAAACGCCTGTTTTTGTGCAGAGAGCATTGCTTGCTCAAATTTCGCATTTACAAAAGATGCATTCTCTTTTCCGACGTATTTGCTTAAAAGAGTGTTCCTCTCTACATCTGATAGTTCGTACAACTTTCCAATCGTAACCTCCGCCTTTTTCAAGGCATTTAGCAACTGCTCACGATTAACTTTTGGCAAACAAATTGGCATTAGCAGGTTATACTTTTTAAGATTTTTTCAACCTCCGACAATTTAAGCTGAGTTTTTGTTTGCTCTGTTTTAATTTCTTCAATGGTGGAAGATTTTTTGACTTGTATGGTTTCTCCTTGTTTCAACTTCCTTGTAGTTGCCTCACGTCTTGCTCTAATGATCTGATCCAACCCCGAAACAAAGCTCAACCCTGCCTCCGTAAGAATACTAATCTCTTGTCCCATTCTTGTTGATCTCAAGGAAGCAAGTTTAATCCCCAAGTCTACGTTCCTATCTCGCAAACTTTTTTCTTCGAGCGCGAGCATAATGGCATTGTGCAATAATCCTTTCGGAGCCTCTCGTTTCCCTTCCAAAACCTCTAAAACGTTTCGTTGAGACGTTGATTGAACATATTTTGCCGCCAATCGTAATTGTTCCGGCTTGCTCATTTTATCATAAATAGAAATATCTAATCCTCTTGCCTCCGCTTCTGCTTTCGCCACTTTTACATTTTCCGTTTCAAAAATTCCCTTCATTCTCGCTTCAAGCGCACTCACGCCTCTATCGGCTCCCTCTGTTCTTATAGGTAATTGCTCTCTCGGAACATCAATAAACTTACCTCTTGGCTTAGACGTTACTTCTTCAACCCCAAATTCAGGGACTTCAAATCCTCTTCCTTTTGCTACTTCAGCTATATCTCCCATTTTTGTTTCTGGTGGAATGTCTTTTACCCTTAATGGTTCAGTTTCTGCGATTTCTTTTGGAACCGGCTCTTGTGCCTGATCCGCAAGTTCTTGGGACTTGTTTACGATTGTTTGAGCGTCTTTTTCTCCAAATCTTGTTTGTAGCTCCCGAACTTTTTTTTCTGCAATATGTGTTACCTTTCCTAAAGCAATTTGGGACGCTAGAGCAAAAATCTCTCCCAATCCTTCTTTTATGTCTAATTTTTGTTCGTCTGGTATCGGCAGTTCATCAACAATTTTGTCGCTAACTTTTGTCGCACCTTCCCCCACCGCTATAAAAGGCAAAGAAATAAGTTTAGAAACAGAACCGAGAATAGGAATTTTATTTGCTCCCTCAAATAAAGCCGTGATTGGAGAAAAAACAAGGTGTCCTACGGCGGCAACGCCTTTTAATTGTTCACCTACAGTTCTCTGTCCCGTAAATTGACTTATTATTTTTGTAGCACTTTCGGTTACTGTAGTTTTAAGGGAATCCCACGCCGCACCAAGCACTTCAATAGGATTTTCTTTTAGAGAAAGAGGATCAATTTGCAAATCCGCCAACATTTCCATTGTAGAAGGGAATGCTTGTACTAGCTTTGGAATTTCAGGAACTTCAGGAATCGCAAACCTATCAGTTTCAGAAAGGAAACTTAACCTACTGCCGGTTAAACTTTTGACATTTATTTTTTCCTTCTCGTTGGTCTCTAAAAGTTGTAATAATCTACTTGCCATTAGTTCCAAAATTTCCACCACGGTTTACCATCGCCACTTTTTTCATCTTCAATTAAACTTTCATAATCATAAAATTCATTCATATAATCCTGTAATGTTTCCCGATTAACTTCTGGGAATAAACGTATCATATCCAACAAAGAAAGTTCTTTGCCGAGAGATTTAGCCCCCTCTTTATCGGTCAGGGTGTCAATAATACTATTTCGCAAGTCGGGAGTAAGGTCTTTTTCTCCAACGATTACCGTATCCGGTGTCATCCCCGTTCCCTCAATCCTCGCCACCTTCAAATCCTTTGTCGCGGGATTGTACCATTGTGAGTAATATCCTGTTTCCGCACTTCCCAATGTTCCCATTAGGTCGTAACCATTGAACCCCGCCACGCTTGCCTCAATAAGTGCCTGTGTAGTTCCTAACTCGTATCCCGCTTTCAAATCCAAACTTTCCCACTGGACGGTTTGTTCCGGCGTTATGCTTTGAAATCCGGCCGGGTTTGCTTTGGCGACATTCACAAAAGCGGTGATATTCGCTTGTGCTTCATCTTGAACTCTATTTTGCTGTGTTTGCCACATCTGAATAAACTGCATCCCCTTATTAAACTCAAACTCATACTGCTCTCGCGCATTTTGATAACTCTGCTGGGTAAGCTGAATGATTTGATTCACAGTCTGATTCGCCATCTGCAATCTCTCGGTAGCTTCGGACACCGCGTTCCTCTTGGCTCGGTACTGTTCCGCCATATCCGCATCCAATTTCACGAGCTTGCCCTGCACGAATGCAGACGATACGCCCTTCTTCGCTTTTATCTTGTCAGCTTCGACTAAAAGATTCGCCTCAAAGTTTCGCAAATCATTCTGCAAATTTGTTACGTCGTTCTGCGCGGAGATGAATCCGCTTGTCTGTCTTGCGGCCGCAATTTGCTGTTCGGGAGAAGTAGGTTGCGCGGGTTGTGAAAGATTGCCGAAAATCGATTGAAGTCGCTGCATAAACGAACCGAAGGAATCCGGCTGTTGGACTGGAGTCGTACCGCGAGTGGGAACGGTTGGGATAGTTGCGGTTGATACGCCGGAGGCCCTATCACTAATAAGTTTCGTTGCGTCTTGAATCGCATTTAATTGGTTTTGCAATATCTGGGGCGTAAAAAAACCTTGCCCCAGAGCGTTAAATCCTTGTCCGCCCTGTCCCGGAATGAATGGCTGAAATCCTTGTCCCGTATTGATCTGCGGGCCAATAGCGGGATTGAAAACAGGCGTTCCTCTGATTGCGGCGATAGTTTCTTCTTGGGTGGTTTTGGAAGTAAGATAATTATTAATAACGCTCGCGGGTATGTCGCGGTATTGGCCTGATTCAAGCAACCCGCCCCTTCCGACTATCGGGTCTTTCTGAACATTCTCGAACGTATTTTCTAATCCTTGAAGATAGTACGTCATTGTATAATTATACCATTTTTACGTCGTATTGTCGCCCAATACGGTCCCCGTTCCCGAATTTGTTATCGTCCCCGACACATTCCCGTTAAAACTGTTTCCGTCAAATACGCACTTGTCGTTCGTTGAGGCCGCGTTGTTGATTCCCCATCCTCCATTCGTGTCAAAATGATAGTTGATAATCTTGCAGTAATCAGATGTTGCAGTGAACTTTATCCCATCCGAAGTATTGTTCCTTGCCGCACCCCCGCGAAAGGACACGTTGTTGTTCGTGGCCACCGATTCCGCCCCCTGCCCGCCGTTTGAGTTCAACACATAGTTCAAATCCACATCGGCAACGCTGGTGAGATTAAGCCCGTCGTTCGTGTTCGCACTTGAATTGCACGCAAGAAAACTTCCAACTTCAACCGCATTCATCACCCCTCCGTGCCCGCCGCTTCCTACGGAAGCAAGCCCCCGAACGGTAAGAAGCCCGCAGTTGGTCATTTCCCATCCGTTCGACGTGCTTGTCGCGCAAGTCGTGCTGTTAATAGTGATATTTGAACAATTTGTAAACACAAACCCTTTGTTGTTGGCAAGAAGCAAAACATCGTTGAGATTAATATCCCTCACGTCAGTAAACGCAATCGCGGTGCCCGTCGAGTTTTTTATCGTAACTCCGTCGAATCCTATGCCCCTTGTCAAAGTCGCAATCCGGTAACTTGCGCCGGGAAAAGTCGTAAAGTTTTCGTCAAACGCCTCGGCCAACACAAGATTCGTATTATCAATTACTGCCGCAATCAAGTACCATTTTGTCCTGATGAAAATATACTGTCCCGCCGCGACGTTCCCGAGCCACGCAGTCGAAGAACCGACCACGGCCGTTCCGGTCGCCGAGGTAATCGTACCCGTCGTATAGGGCGTGCCGGAATTGGCGACAAAGTTCCGCGAAGCGGAATTGAAATCAATAACCGTCAAAGCGGAATTTGTGCCGATAATGTTTATGGGAACCGTAAGCGTCGAAATGTCTTTTGTGATTGTATAGGTCCCGGCGTGAACGAAAATATCCCCTCCCCCGATGGCTATCACGTGCTTTATCGCGTCTTCCAATAAAGTAAAATCCGCGCCTCCATTGATATTCACAATCGCATCGTAAGTCCGGGAAAACCTGTTGACCGTCCTGTTCACAATGGTCGCCGAAGCGATACCCCGACCATCAAATGAAGGACGACGAAATTCCAACTGCGAAGCTCTTTCAAGTTCCTGAAACGGCGGGATTAAATCTTTCTTCGGAACGGAAATCGGCGCGCCGAGATCGGATTGACGCACCAGTTCGTCGGAATCGAAAACATTTCTCGCTCTTACTCCTTTAATCTGTGGCATTGTTTGAAATTGTCGGAGTGGGTGAAAAGCCCCACATTTCCACGACCGGACTGTTGTTGCCCGAAACAGTAAACTCCAATTTTACCTGCAAACTTCTTGCTTCCGGTAAATCCTCGGAAATAAAAGAATTGACCGTATCGTCGTCTTTCATTGTAAGAGACGTGTATGACCCCGCATGATTTTTCTTGTAAGAAATCGCAAGCGACCCGCCGTTTAGAGATTCATATAAAGCAAAAAACTTATTCACCGATTGGTTGTAATGCGTTCCCAAACGAATCACTCGCGATTCAAGATAGGCGGAAGCGTATTTGGCTGTATAGTCCAGCTTATCCACTCCGAAATCCGCTCCTTCACCCCACGCTACGTAGAGATTAAGTCCGTCTACTATCACCGCCCCAATAGTAATGCCCGTAAATACTCCTTCAGAAAGAGGAAACGCAAGCGAAAGAATAGTGGGATAATCCGCCGAGTACGAACCCAAATCATATACTCCCTCGTCAAGCGGATTCCCCGATCCGTTAGAAACCCCAATTACCGCTCTGTCGTCAAAATAAGTCATTGACTGCGGATGAATTTCCAAGTATGCGGAAGCGGTATAAGCCCCCGGCAACCTTTTCCACTTTCTCAATCTCTGCCCATCGTAATACATCAGGTGTCCCCGGTTCCCCACCGCGAACACAGGCACTTCGTCCAACACCATCCCCGCCCTTACTCCGTTACGATAAATATGATCGGCAAACTGCCAGTTGCTGGCAATCGTATCCCACCTATAAAGCTCGCAATAATTTACGCTGTCGGCAATAATCGTCCCTATCAGCAAATCCGCGTCAAACGGCAAAAGAACCCTCACTCGATGAGGAGTCAGGATGTTCTCAAATCTCGTGGCGTTAAAAACAAAATCTTCATCTACGCTCGCGAGCAGGGTTTTGTCTCCTATAAAAAGCTCGTTGTTCTGCACAGCCATCGGATGATACGTATCGTCCGTATCGGTGAATGTTCCGTTGTTCTCCACTTGTGCGGCCCACGGCTGCACCCCAATGCTCGCAACGGCAATATAGTGCAATCGAGATTCAGTCGCCCAATAAATTCGTCCGTTAAACTCCGCCGCGCCAAGACATCCCGCGCCTCCCGCGGCCGGGGTGGTCGTGTGTTTAAGGGTGTATGTCCCCGAACTTTCCCGCCAAATCTTCCCGTCGGTTGCCGAAAACCACAATTTTGATCCGTCGGAAACCGATATGCTTACTTTACATAACGCGGTAATTATCGTTGAAGAATCTTTGGTAAGTTTCTGATGGGCTTGAGTCGCACCGGGCTTGGTGTGGAAATCCACGCCAACGGCTTTCGCATAACTTCCCTCAATCCCGCTCCAAATTGAATCCGCAAGCCCTCGATGTTTATCAAGCAGTATATTCATTTACGGAGTAATCACATACGAAGAAAACACTTGTTTCGTAAATGTCTTCGCTGTATTTGCGACTGGTATTTGATATGTCGCATTACAAGTAAAATCAGAACCAAGGTTTATAGAAAAAGCGCTATTAAACGTCGTATTCGGGTAGCCCGCACCAAGATCTCGATAGCTAAGATACATTTGCGAACTCGTTGAATTACGATTGAACATTTTAGATTCTATATAAAGAACCACTGTCGCCGTGCTGGGAGAAGAACTCACTATCCGCGTGCCATTACAGTAAAACTTGAATCCCTCATTTGCTTGCGGCGCAACGCTCATCTGAACATAAAAAGACGTTATCAACACGTCATTTACGCCCATACCCGAAATAACTGTTGATGTTGCAATGCCGGTCTCGGTATTGTTGTTTGAAACGGATATTCCCGTCCCGGAAGTGCTGGATGGGTAGTAGATTGTTTGTCCAAGCGCGGAAAAAGACACGCTTGTAGTTTGATGCGTTATGCTGATGCCTGATCCTGCCGTAAAATCTTTCCAAATCGGCAAAGTCCCGCTCGCCGAAAGGAACTGGTCGTCGGACGGAGCCGCGGACAATCCAAGTCCTCCTGCGTCAACCGGCAAAGTGGAAGTTGTTTCCCACCCGGAACCCGTGGAAATAAGCGTGCTGTAACGAGCGCTCGAAGTCGTAAGGCCCGTGCCACCATTCACTATGGGCAACGTCCCCGAAACAGACGCTCCGCTCCCAGAGAGGCCGTGAATATGGCCGGGATTTACCGATGAAGCATTGCGCACGAGATAATTCAGGGCCGTCGTGGTCGCAGTTGAGGTCGTTCCGATGGCCTGCTCAATAGCATTCCAATCCTCCTCCTCAATTACGTCTCCTTCCACAAAATCATTAAGCTGTCCTGGAAACTTCGGCGTAACGACTGTGCCAAGACGATCCCCGGAATTAAACGCAGTCGGCGATAGCGGTTTGTGAAACGCAAACCACGCGACGCCGAGAGCGACAAAAGAAGCGACGCTCACAACAAGCAAAACCATCTCTGTTATAAAGCCATAATTGCGGTTTCTCATGTCGGACGAGCTTGTTTAGTAAATGATACGCTCGGCCTTGCTTGCTTCGTAAAAGCATCAGACATTCCAAACCTCGCGCTGCCAAATCTGCCCATGCCAAATCTGCCCGCTTTAGACGAAAAAGATCGCGTTTGTTTCGTATAGCTCACGCTCGGTTTAACTTGTTTCGTATAACTCGGCATCAACAATCTAAACCGTTATTATATGAGGGAAGCGACCCAAACATCTCCTCCCTTTGATCATCTTTTCCGATTGAGCGCAAGGCATCTTCGAGTCTCGCAGGATACGCATTGTCCCATTCCGAAAGCGGTAACGGATTCGGACGTTCGGTCTTATATTTAATACAAGCCAAATCAACCCATAAATTGTGAAATTGCAAAGGTATACCGAAAGTAGTAGTCGTGGGGTCAAGATGAAGTCCGGTGCTTCCCGCAAGATTCGCAAGATCGGCCGGATATGCCCGATACCTTATTTTCCCGCCATTCGTAACCGCGACGATTGCCGCCGAGAGAATATAGATACCTCTGCGAGTCAAAACATAATAAGCGCCCCCATTATTAGTCTGGTTTGCATCGTCATTTGAAAAGTTAGCGATGATATTCGCCTCGGTAATTCCGCCAACATCATCCACTAACCTTTCCATCCCGCCAGGATAGGGTTTTAAGGGAATATATTTTAATGGGCTGTTCCCCACTTCAAAATCAGCTTCTACCGTAACAAGACGGGAAAGAATGTCATCCGGCCACGCGTATTCTCTCGCCGCGACATCCGAAGCAACCAAATCAAAAAGAACGGGAGCGGTAAAGTATTGCGAGTTCCGCTCAACGATTTTTTCGGCAAGATCGTTCTTGCTTTCGTTGGCAATCACCAAAAGATTCGCCGCCGAAAGCACGTTCGTCGAAACGTTGCCCATTCGTCGGCGAAATGAAGCAGACCATTCAGTCCCCGTCATTATTTAAGAAAATATCCCGAACCGCGATCAACGAATCTCGCGTTTTCAATTTTTACTCCCGATTTCTCTATTTCTCGGAACTTCTCCGCAGCTTCTTCTTCGGCTTTTTTCAAATCAATCGTCTCCAATTCCAGATTAAGTTGTGCCTGAACAATAAACCTCATCCAACTTTTTTATTGGCAGAAAGAATGCACGAATATGCTCCGTCAGTCGTGCGAGTTACCACTACTCGTATCATCTTGAATCCGCAATCTTTGAGATACCCCGCTCCTGACACATTGGAGCTTAACGTATGCGATGCTTTGAATGTTCCTACGGCTGTCGCAACCGCATCAAGAAATGCGATACTTGTCAGCCAATTTATCCCGTCATTCGAGCCATCCACCGCAAATACGCCGTTGCCCGAAGAAATCGAAGCCGCGAAGAAATGTAAAGTAAGGTCGTCAAGATTCTCGATGTTTACCGGATCGGACGTGGTGGTTGCGGTAACGGCATTCAATAATACTTTTTGCATTTGCTGTTTGTTAATTAACGACCTTTTTCATTCTCTTTGTCCCGCCCCGGAACTCTCAAGATTCCGAGGCAAGAAAAGAGAACGACTATGCGGCGGAGATATTCGCAAACGCGTCAATTCTCCGAAGAACAATGGTGATTTTCACTATGCCCGCACCCGTACCCGGAGCAGCCGTCCCCGCGTATTGGAATTTCTTTCCCGCACTAAGAGTTCCCGAAACTCCAACTACTGATGGGGATTTGTCCGTAGAAGCGCTTGCTCCTACATTGCGGAGCGCTCGCGTTTGGGGTGTCGTAACCAATCCCGAAACCGCAGTTTCAAAATTGGCAAGCCCAGTAGTCATCCCCGAACCCAATCCCGTAGTATTGTCGGTTCCTACGAGAAAGTTGGTTGGGCCTACGATTCCGGTAGCATCTGTTTCCACGACAATATCCTCGATATAGAATCTTCCCGAAGCCGGAGTGCTGATGTCTTTCGCGGCTACGGTAATATCCGAGGACGCAATGGTCTTCGTGATTATCACCACATCGCCTTGCTTTTGATCTGACTTCTGCTGTAATCGTCCTGGCATTAGAGTATTCCGAGCCGCCGCTTGGTCTCATCGGGTGCGCTTTGCAAATCCACATTCACTTTTTCTCCCGTGAACGGATTAACCACGATGATGTTTCGCGCGGCTCGCGCATTTGCCATTCGACTCTTTTGAACGAATTGCGCCACACTCCTCGGAAGCTCAACCTCAACTCCCATCACGATTGCGAAAAACACTCCGTTGATTCCGCAAAAATGGGTTTGCGAATTGCCTTCTTCCGATGTGGGAAAGATCACTATTCGTTCTTTCGGTTCGCCCGCAAATCGTTCTGCGGTTGCGTATGACTTCGCCGTCCCAGAAAGTTTCACAAACACGTATTGGTTTGAGATAAACTTTACCGGGTCCCCAGACACAACAGCGGGGGCAGAAACCGCTTTCGCAACGTCTTCTTCTGCTTTAGCTGCGGCTTTCGCAACGTCTTTTTCTGCTTTAGTGTTCATGTCAGTTATTGATTGTAAGGAGTTGACGAAGTGGTTACATCAATCGAAGCCGATACCCCAAAGGTAGATCTCGGAAGCACAGTGGCATAAATCGTGCTTGTTGCAAGTGTAGCCGCTACACTGCCGTCGGTATTTATCTTGTAACAGGCAACCACGTTTGCAGCAGAGACTTGACAGGTCAACGAAACCGAAGCCGTTGAAGTGCTTTCGCCCCATACCACAAAATCTCCGACAGATACCCCGGTATACCCGGTGATGGTTGTTGAAGCGGTAGAAGTTGAAAGCCCGGCAACCCCAAGCGTTCCTCCGTTCATGGAGGTACTCGATGTAATGCCATTAACTTCCGCGCGAATGTTTCGCAAACTTTCCACCGCATTGAATTGCCAGTTGTAGAGCAGCGAACTCTGCAAGGCCGTTCCATGCGTAGTTGTTGCGGTCGTTGACACGCTAATTACTCCGAGCGGAACGCTTGGTGCATCGGGCGCGATGAAGTATCCCGCCAACCCACCAACAAACAGCGAAACAAGAACAGCTATAATTATGTTTTTATTCATTGTTGTAGTGAATTGCGTTTAAGATACCGCGTGCTCGATTCTCACAATCGCGTATTCGGCTTGACGCTTAAATACCGTTGCAAGTTTCCAGCCGAACGATTCTCTCTGTTTCAGAGGATCGGTCGCGGGTTGGTGGATCATCTCGACCGAAAGTTCATCGATTTCCACCATCGCATACGCATATTGCCCGATGAGAACTGACTTATGGACAGTAACAGTTGAAGATTCCGTTGAAGCGTCCGATCCGGTCGTGATTACACGGACCGCGTAACCCGCGGCAAGAATCGTTCCCACTTCCCACGGTCCCAACTTTTCCTGCGATCCGTATTCCGCAACTCCGATCCAATTCGAATCTTTGGAAAGATCACGAACCGTCGCCGGAGAAGCGAACAATACGAATGCCATCGGAACAGGAGACGAGTTGAATCCCGATCCAGGATTAATCTGCTTTGTAATTGGCTTTGCATCGCCGTTTACGAGCGTAAGGACTGCCTCAGCGAGTTCTTCGCTATTAAGGATCATTCCTGCCGCGATAGTCGCAGTGCTAGCGGCAGTTGAAGCATATTGCACGTTATCACCAGCAATAAGCACGGTGCGCGCAAGACGATTCAGCGTCTGCCCCATCTGATCCAAAAGCAAGTCTTGTGATTCGTTGACTATGTTTTCCAAGGATGTCGCACGAAGATAATCGCTCAAGTAAAGAAAATCGCCATACTGCGAAACTGCCGCAGTTGTATCGGTTTTCGCCATTAAGCTGCCATCAGGCGTAACACCCTCGGTTAAAGCGGTCGTCGCAGGCGACAACGAAGTGAACCTGCGGAATCGTACCGTACCGCTCATTTTTGATTGAAGCGGTTTCAGGTCTGCAAACATCGCGTAAACGTAATAAGGCAAGGGTCTTTCAAGAAGTTCCCGTGCGAAATAAGCGTCTACGCCAGCAGAAACCTGGTTAGATGTGTTGACGTTCATTTATTAGATTATTAATGTACCGAGTTCGACTTATTGAGGTTCCGAAAACGATGCCTTGCCTTCTTTCAATTTCTTTTTGAAGTCGGCGTGCTTATCAGGAGTATATCCTGAAGCTTCCGGTTCTTGCGTCCGTCCCGAACCTCCCGCAGAGCTTCGCTTGGACTTATCGTCGGCTTTTGCTCCACGCTTTGCGCCCTCGGCGAGCGCGTCTTCATAGGCAAGCCCACGGAATATAAGACGAATATCAGCGTGAGAATAAACAGGATCTTTCAGAATCGCCGACCCTTCTTTCTCATACTTCCTGAATTTTTCGTTTTCGGGTTTTACAAGGAAGTTTTGAATTGCGGCTAAATCGCTCTGTGCCATCAGCCGACCATCCTGTTCTTCCTGCCACCGCAAACGATCTTCTTCACGAAGCCGCTCATACTCTTTACGGGTCAGTGGCTCGTCTTCGCCACCGCTCCCGTCTTCGCCTTCCCTTTCGTCTTTAGGCTTTTGGGTGAAAAATTGCTTTCTCGCCTCTCTTACCTCACGACGTTTTTGTGCGGCCTCCCAATACTCCGCGTTACGCTTGGGAACAACGAAATCTTTAGGCGGTGTCCCACCACCTCCCTGTTTGTTCTGGTCGTCAGCACCAGCCCCATCTTTATTTTCAGGCGCTTGAGGATCGCCCTCTCCGGCATTGCCGGGTTTTTCCTCTTCTGGCATTTTTTTGCGCCGGACTTTTACAGAGTTATTATGTCCGACATCCTCTGCCTTCGACTGGCAGGAAGCCCTTTGTGGGCTTTGCCTTGAAGAAATCATCCGCAAAAAAAGCCCGCAAATTACTTGCGAGCTTTCGGTTGTTTCCGTTACGCCCAATTTGCGGTGCAGACCGCCGATTCAATTACCTCTGTTTATACCATATTAAGTTTTATTTGCAAACAATTCCGATTTCGATGAAAACCGATCCAGTGTCCTTACCTCAATTTCAAACAGCTTTCCATTGCTTTTCCGCACTTCAATCACCGCCCAATCCGGCAATCCGCGCCATTTCTCTAAAAGATATTCTTCTTCTCTTGATAACTCCGTCATTCTTTATCATTCTTTCACTTTAATTTCTGACTCTTTTGGGTAAACATCCCATTCCGACGGATACTCTATCGCTTCCCCATTCTCATAAAAACTAATCAGATTTTCTGGCAGTTTTGAAAGTAATTCGTTGTACTTACGCCATTTCAATATCAATTCACGTTTAGTAAGCGTTATCGTTTCCCGCATTGTCTCATCTTCAGGATCAAGAGCTTTATCAGTACACCACTTGACTTGATTGTCTATTTCTTGTTTAAGAAGCCGCCAGCCGCGAGATTCTAAAAGCTGGTTTAAGTAGCCAATGTTGGAATTTTGTTTTTCTCTCATTGTCCCAATTCATTCGGTTGCGGAACACGATTTTGATTTGGCTGTCGCTTGCCGCCTAACTGATTCGCCATTGCAGGAGCTTGTGAGCCTAGCCCTTGATCCACCTGTGCTTGCGGATTCTGCACTCGGGGGAATAATTGAGGATATAACTTTTTTACAATCTCCATTTCTTCGTGAGCTTTCAAGTGTGCTTTTCTAGCTTCGCTTTCTTTCGCTTCGGCGTTAATTCTGCGATGTAAAGAATGGTCGTGCCAGATTTCAACCTTGACGGGTTTGTTTTCATTCAAATCTTCATTCTCTTTCTTCGCCAAGATTTCTTCAGCAGTTAAAGGCAATATTCGCTCTATTTGTTCACGAGTAGCAATCTGCCTTCCAAGAAAACGAAACGCATATTTTCTATCCGCTTCCGGGTCCTGAGCAATCGCCGCGACATAAGAACCAATCGCGGCGTAAGTTTTCTGTTTCTTCGCGCTCGCCACTTCTTTACTCTCGATTTTTATATCCAATCCTTGAGGATTATTAGCCACGATGTTTTCTCTTGTCAGTTTCCTCCATTGCGGCCCGAACGCGCCGGATAATCTTAACGCTTTCTCGTCTATGCCTTTTTCAAAGTTCCGCTCATAACTGTTATACCAAAATCCCCATTCGGTTTTCTCCGAAATACCCCACAAACGAGCAGTCAAAGAATAACGAGTATCAACTCCCGCAGATTGAAGCTGAACCTCGCCGAGCGTTCGCTGATCTTTTGAGGGAACGCCCTGCCTGATTTCGGGAGTTGCCAATGCCCTCTGTGTAGATTCGTCAAGAAACGCAAGTATCTGATACGCCTGGCTTCCGGGCTGGGCTTTCCGCAAAGGGAAAACAACACTTTCCCCAGCTGGGCCGTTTATAGGGATAAACTTATTGAATCCAAACTTGAAATCGGTTTGGGGAGTCACTTTCGTCTTGTCAAAAAGATACATCGGCTCAACGTCCGCCCTTGCGCTTTTCGCCAAGACATTCGCCAACATCGCGCCGAATCGCTGTTTGTCTTCGGTTAAGTCGCAAACAGACACCCCATCCCACGAATGGGACATAGGATACATATCACGCTTTACTAATGGCCATAAGTCAGTTTCAAGTGGGGTGATTCGGATAATAACGCCTCTCTCATTACCAGTCTCTACAATACACTTTTTTACCTTGTCGCCGATTCTCAAATGCGTAAGCCATCGCAAAACGCAGTAATGTTCATTTTCTCCTTCCGCACCGGAACTAAACGATTCTATGCCTTGTGCGGTTCTCCTTGACCTGTCAGCTTCATACGCAAGAGTGTTGTAATCTCCTTTGCCGTATTTTCGCAGTTTAGCGAGATTAAAGTATTCGGGATTCTCTTCCATCTCGCGCATCGTCATAAACACTTCAAGCCCGCCGAATCTCATCGCGCCACTTCCCATTCTGTCTCCATTCACGCTCTTTGCTCTCGGGTCTCGCAGGAATGACGCCGGGTCCCCAACTGTTTGAATCGGCGTTTTGCTCTTGCGATCAAACTCGTAAAACCATTTTAGCCCCCATCCATAAAATCCCACATCCCAATCCCATTGATAATCGTTCCATGGCTTCCACATTTCCTCGTAATCAAACTCCGCCAAGTAGTTCATATTCTCGGCAACCGGCGTGTCGCCTTCTTCGCGCGGCTCAAATTCAACCTGCAAGCGATCGTAATAGAGCGAAGCGATAATTGTTTGATGGTTTTGGAAGATAAGCGGATACCCCACCGCGTCTTCGGCCCTAATCTGATTATTATAAAGTTTTAACCGGGTAAGATATTTGCTTATTTTCGTTTTGAATGCGGTATATGCTTCCTGATATTCAGTTTCAATTTGATTCAAAATAAACTCGTGCTGGCCGTTCGGCTCGCCCTTAACTTTTGGTTTGATAATCTTTTCGGCCTCTTTTGAGTATCGGCTCGAAACAGCAATATCGCCATCGTTGGCGATGTCTCTTAATTTGTATAGCGAATTACTATATGACATATTTTTTATACGCTTTAATTCCCCAAGTATCTGTTTTTCTATGGCAATCCACGCATAAAGTTCGACCATTATCTATAGCAAAACGAAGTTCGGGATAATCGCAGAAGGGTTTTATGTGGTCAGCTTGAAGATTCCCTCCTCGGCTATCTCCGCACCATATACAAGTAAAATTATCCCGTTTGAAAATCGCCTCACGCCATAATTTATACTCTAATGAAGCTCTGATTTTAAGATTTATTGGCGTTATGCCCCCTTTCCAGTTGTAGTGATTACTTCCAGTCAATTCGCTTTTTCTACCTTTATTCCAAGGTACTTTCCCTTTCATCCTTAGTATTGATTCAGGAGAATATTGTCTTCCAGTCGCTGAAAGTCGCATCTTTTTCTTAGTTTCTTCCGAGTGATGTCCACCAAATAAAGGATGTAATTCACCAGATATTTCCGGCCGCTTTTTCCCCTTACTCCATACAACATGATGCATTTTGGAAGTATCTTTTATCTTCCAGTGTCTCCCCTTATTCTTTCCTGGCCTTCCTTTTTGTGCTTCGCTAATCTTCCTCTTGGTTTCTTCGGATAACTTTCTTCCTTTATGCGACTTACTTATTTTCTCTCTTACCTCTAAAGAACGTGGCCCAAACTTCTGTACCCCCTTTTTGCCCTTGTTCCAAGGAGTATGTCCCTTATGCGCTTCGCTTAATTTAATGCGATGTGCTGTAGACAATTTTTTCCCTTTCCAATATCCTGCCACTTAATTTAGTATTGTGTTTATTCTCCTTTACGATATTTCGATTGCGGAACTTTTTTCACTCCGCTCTCGTTTGAGGATTGATACTTCGGTTGCTTTCCCTTGCGAACCCCGGACGAAGCGCCGAGCTTCTGATATTTCGGCTGTCTATCTATTGTTCTTGGCATCTAAATATAAATTAAGTTTTGCGACCTTTCAAAATGTCTATTATTTTGAATGATACTTTGATTGCCTTTTATGACGCGGCATCGGCATTCCTGCTTTCCGCATCGCAATCGCAACGGCTTGTTTTTGCGGCCTTCCAGAATGCATCAACTCGGATATGTTCTCACTGACAACTTTTTTTGACCTTCCCTTACGAAGAGGCATTTGAACAATTATACCATAAATGTTTTCCTTTGCAAAAACTCAATAAGGATCGGCGGACTTGCTTTCGGAGTTCCTTAACATATTTAAAACTGCCTCATCTCTTACTTGCGGCACACTCATCATCACCACATATCGAAGCGCATCAAGAGCGTGATCGTTGAATTTAATCGGTTTTTCCTTGCGATCTATGTCGTTTTCCATATCATCATCATACGAATATGTTTCAAACTCCGAGATAAGATTTCTACATCGTGTNTGAACTTTGATTCTGCCCGCAATAAGAAGCTCTCGTATCCTCTGAATCCCGGAAACAACGCTGTCTTTCCCCTTGACAACCTCTCTCACGTTCACTCCTGCATTTTTAAGTTCCTCAATAGCACTCGGACTTTCAGGATCAGGATATACTGCCGAAAAATTACCTTGCGCTACATATTCTGCAATTTGCCGCTCGGTTCTGCCTTTTTTATACCATTCCTCTTCAATATAAAACATATCATCGCGTACCCGTATGTGAAGAATTGCGGCGGGATTTGTGTAGCCAAAATCTATACCTGCAACTTTCGTCCATTTTTCAGTAATGAGCGCTTCTTCTCCTGAATAAATATGCCTCTCTCTCTTAAACTCTTTATACACAAGACCCTCTGTTTTTGTGAAATCGGCAAGGTACTCCTGACTAAATCTGTCGGGAGTCATCTGAATACGAGCCGTTTCTATTTCTTCTCTCGGAATATGTGGGTTGTCATAAGTAGTAAAATGAAAACTCTTGAAATCTTTGTCAGTTAATTCAAGATTCGCAAGATCAAAAAAGTGATTGTACCCTTTTGGCGTTGAACAAAAAAGTACCTCTCCTTGCGTATCGGTAAGTGTGGGTCGGATAACTTCCTGCCAATACATCCAAAACGCTCTCATCATCGCAACCTCGTCAATTACGATAAAATCAAATGCTTGCCCTCGTAAGTTCTCAACGCTTTCCCATCCTCGGAATAAAATAATGGACTCACCGCCGCGAATAGTACGAGTCCTTATCTCTAACCTTGATTCGTTTGTTTGAATAATCAAAGAACCGAGTTCTTTCTTTATCATTTCCCACGCAATATCTCGCGCGTGTTGATATGTTGGCGCGACATAACAAACCCGCGTTGGCTTTGAAACCGCAACGGCTTTTATTTCCTTAACGGCTAATGTCGTCTTCCCTCCCCGTCTTCCGATTCTCAATACTCGGAAGCGGTGTCGATCCTCCGCTACTTGATTCTGTATCGGAGTTAATACCTCGCTTCCGTGCGAGAGATTCAGGGAGGACAACAATGATGTTGGTTTGGTTTCCTCCATTGCCTTTCTCCGAATAATGTTCCTTGCCGACCGTTTTTGCTATAAACTCCGAAGCATTGCCACGAGAAATTAGAACCTTTGAGCTTAATACCTTGTACGGCTTTTTTGTTTTCTTGTTTATGATTGGGCCGAATGGCCCTATCGCGTCTTGGTAAATATCTAAATCCAAAACTTGTTCAAGGTTTTTCTCCGCCTTGACAAGTAGCCGTTTCCTACGCCCTATAGCTTCCCCTAACCAATCTGGCATCAAGGCGGTTATGTTGTCCGCGTATTTCTTTGTGAACCCTACAGCCAAAGCTGAATTTTTTGCATCCGAATATGTCTTACTTTTCGGATCAAGATAGTTCACCAGAAACCTTATTTGCCTGTCATCAAGATTTTTCTTACCTGCCATTCTAGTCATTTGAATTTCCCCTTAACGCATTTCCACCGCGTTCCACCTCTTTAACAACCTCTCGTGCCACCGCTTTTGCCCTTTCACTTGCCATTTTTGTTTTTTACTCCGATTTTTACCTTTTCAACTATTTGCTCCAATTCGCTTAGCGAAAGAATGCCGTGTAAAAAATCGCCATACCACTTTCCCTTCAAATAAACAAAATAGCCGCAAATTCCATCCTTGGAAAAAACAATCTGATTCTTACTCCCCAATACGACTTGTTGTTTCATTTTGTTTAATCTTCAACTTTATCCTCCTCCATATCGCCATCCACGCCGACCAAAAAATCCACTTTAGGGGCATTCGTTCCAAACTAATCTGGAATATCGCCGAAATAAATTGAGGNTTNTGCGTAGCGNCCTTNTGAATTTCTAACGCCCTTTTTTCAATTTCTTTTTGCCGATCGTATTTTCGGGACATCGGTGAGTGTCAGGATTAAAATACCCGACCATTTCACATTTACGGCATTTTGCAAGACGATAAGGAAATTCGCCTTGCTGGTCTCGCTCCTCATACTGTTTACTAAGATGTTCCATAAAAAAGCTATCCTTTCCCTTCAACTGCTTTCCAATCGCACAAACAATTTCTACGGCATATTTTAAGGGCGGTTTCAAACGGCTCACAGCTTACATCGGGGAGAACAATCCCCGGCGTTTCTATCACCACCTCTCTCTTTGACTGCCACCATCCCCAAATGAACACTGCAAAAAGAATCAGCAATCCGAGAAACAAATATCTAGCAACAAGTTTCATAGATTTTTATTATATATCAAAATATCTGAAAAGTCAAGAAACGCTCATCGCCCTGTTTTTCCGCCATAATACAATGTAGCATCTTTCGCACAAATCCTTTACCCTCCGACCGCGAGAAAGACAAATAGGAACATTGCAGGATAAACATTTTTGTTTGTCTTCATACTGTTTTCTCAAAACAGGCCTTCGGTATATGCCGCAAAAAGGACATTGCGCAAAATCTATTATGAGCGATTGTATCGAACGACTGCTTTTCAGCACATCATAAAACCTTTGACATCCTTCGCACCGCATCGATACCGTCCCGTTCATCGAAGCTGAAAATAAAGAATAAGAAATGCGACGATGAACATGAAGTAAATAAAAACTTTGCGAATCATTGCACCTTTTGAAATCCGTGTACTCGGACCTCCTCAACGCTGCGAGACGGCGGCACCTCCTTAATTCTATACCTCACGAACCCTTTTGTTAAATCCCGCTCAATAAAGCCGTCGTTTTCCAACTCTCTCAAGCGGCGCGAAACATTTGAGGGCTTGTAAGAAGATATGTCCGCCATATAACGTTCCAATGTTCCTCCGGCGATCCAGTCCTTACCGGAGTATTTTTGAATCTGCAAAAAGTTAATGAGTTCTTGCTTGGCGGTCATCGTAGCGAAAACGGAATGGTAAACCTTTCTATAATCCGTTCCAGTTCTTTCCTTGTATAGGATTGCCACTTGATTTTCTTCAAACGTTCCATCGTAGCCAACCACTCTCTCCCGCACCGGATAGAATAAATAGCCACGACATTGTGGTCTCCGAAAATGATTCTAGAATGGCACTTGTGGCAGAGAAAAATAAGGTTGTCGAAATTAAACCTTCCCGCATTTGACTTTGATTTCTCGATATGGTGATGACATACTTGGTACTTTTTCCCGCATACTTCGCATTTCCGGTCAGGATAGAATGCGCGGTAATAATCTTGCAATGCGCGGTCGGCCTTATCCAACATCGCCTTGCTCTTACTTCGCCTACGAATGGGAGTCCGGCGGATCACGTGTGGAGCGCTTGCCTTTCCCGTTCGACTTCCTCCCTCCCGTCCTTGGTTAAACACCTGTCGCAGTATTTCCTCTGTTTTCTGCCAACTTCCTCGCCACAG